TGGACGAGGCACAATTTATTGTCCATGAAAAGACAAGACAAAAAGTGGCGGCCGAGGGCAAAAAATATGTCCATGCATTTGTCAAAGGTAAGTGGAGAACTAACTGGACACTTGGTCAAGGCCATTCACGAAATTACGATACCGATTTGGTTGAGTATAATCCCAAACAAAATAAACTTTTTAAAGTAACAGAATGGTACGGCGGTAAATATATTCAGCCTGACTGGAGAGGAACTGTTTATTTTGGTAAAGAAACATCAGATACAAGAGTTTCTCCGGAAGTATTTGTTAAAAAAGGAACACTAACAGTATGGAAAGAGAGGGATTAAATGAGCAAAATTGAACTGACCAAAGAAGATAAACAAGAAATTATATCTTGTGTAATGGAGATCAAATTTATTTTAGAAAATGGTTTAGATGAAGGTTATGAAGCAGTTAATTCAGCTACAATAAACGGTTTTAGTTATGATAATGATGATGATCTTTACAAAGATTTTAAAAAAATTCAAAACTTAGATTTAAAATTGGAGGCCTTATGGAAAAGCTAAAAGACTTAGGCAATCTTTGTATCGATTGCAAAGAAGATACAAGTTTTGGATCAGGTAAGTTCGTCAATCGTATACCAGCTGATGACGGAGAAGTTTCAGGATTTATGTGTGCTGATTGTCAGATGGTTGAATGTGATTCTTGTGAAC